TTTGTCCCTTCGGTTGCCACCGACCATGACAACGTCATCACCTTGGACCTTCATTAGAGGGTCCTTGGTGGGGCGGAGTCTGGGTAGTTGCTTCCAGAGGGACCGGTCCCTTTGGGACCAGTCCGCTTCGAACCTCGACCAGATGGTCAGAAGAGAGTAGGTTGTTGGCGCTCCCATTGGCGCGATGGCTTTGGTCTCGGAGGGTTTCACTTCAAAGAAACCCTCCTTGGCCACTCGACGTTGTCCGTTGAACCAGGCCTGTGCGTCCTGGGCGGTGAAGGTCGTGGCGCCGGTACGATAGTCCGGCACCAGGTACCTCCGTTCCTGGACACAGAAGGGCCTGAGAGCGGTTAGGATCCGCTTCCGAGCTGGATCCGAACCGTCAGCGACTCCGTCGTAGATCGCCTCAACGAGGTCGAGATCGAAGGTGTCTGTCGCGGTCGTTTTGTCGACCGAGATCAGGCTCCCTTTGTACCCGACCTTGTTGAGACGGTTGCCAAAGTGCCAGATGGTCTCTGCGTTGCTGGCGGTTGAGGCCGGGTCATGCTCTATTATTAGTAGAGCGTGTCCCGGAGGATGTGAGTGAGGACCGTGCTGACCTCCGGATCGGTGGTCACAATACGGGCCTTATTCCCATCCTCCTCAACCGCGCACACGCGCGCTGTCTGGTTGATTCCCATCCGCGATCCAAGGACCGTGGGCGGTGTCCCTAGCCATAGGCTGGGAACACCGCTCCACAGGTCTCCGAGATCGGCTGGTCGGTCGGTTTCGACCTCCCAGTTGAAAGCGAATGGGGCTTCAGACAGCGCCCAGAGAACCAGGGCGCTCTGGACGGAGAAGACGTCGTTTAGGTCGTTGGAGCCGAGAAGAGCCCACCCTAGGGTGTAGGGCTCCCCCTCCTCCGGACCGTAGACGACGTGCTCCGTCCCGAGCACGCTAAAGTAGAGTCCTGGCGTTGGTGTGACGGGTTGTCCGTCAGGTCCGAACATCTCCAGCCTTCTCCTGGCCCACGTGGCCAGGTTAGGCAGGATGAAACCGGACCTCCCACCCTCCTTCCTTCCGGCGAAGAGGGAGCCCGAGCAGGATAGGGACGTGTGCACGTGTCTCAGCGGTTGTGCGAACAACCGCGTGTAACGTCGTGCATACGACCTCATTCCAGCTTTGAGCTCCTCCCTGGCCCGGTCGGTTAGGGGGCAGTGGGTTTTCCGGACGTCTCCGTCCCACCTTCTCAAGGACTCTAACACAACCTGCTTGGCTCCGGGGCAGAGACCCCGTCCAAACCTGGCGAACTGGGCAAGTATGGTCTGGTCGTTACTCGTTAACGAGTTCGACCAGAACCGCTTGACCATGGGTGACAGGCTGACGGGACCATGCAGGAAGGGGAA